AACAATACTATTTAATCCCATATGAGACGGGATATTTTGATAATAAGTATAGTATTTTTTAGAAAACTAAAAAAAAATCCCAAATTTCTTTGGGATTCTTAATATTTTTTTGTATTTTTATTGGTGATTAACCAATTTATATTTAGTTTTATATAATAAAGATACAACAGTATCAATATCATTCTGTATCCAACTATCTTGCAATTTAGGATTTGTTCTTAATTTTGCAACTAAATTGCATAAGGTTTCGAAATATTTAATAATGTTTTTAATATCATTATTTTTATCCAAAGTTCCGATTCCTGAAATTTGAATCAAACCTTCTTTACCTTGGTATGCTTCGACTAAATCATCTACTAATCCACCAATTGCTTCATAATACTCACCTAATGCAACGTGTGCCGAATGTGAGCCAATTCCTTTAACTCCCCAATGAAATGAGTGAGCTTGTGTTCTACTTTGTAATAATAATGATGCTAATTCTTCCATTATTTAATCGTTTTACATTCTTTACATTCTCTCAATCCCAATCTGCTTTTCATAACATCTTCGGATACATCTGCAATTTCAAAATATCTTCCTAAAACATGCCCCATATCTTCATATAGAGATTCTAATCTTTGTTCTTGTGATTTTGCTTCAATTGCTTCTTTTTCAAATGCAGCTTGTAATTTCTTTAATTCACCCATATTACGTTTAATCGTAACTCTATCGAACCAATCACCACCTTCTCTCAAAGTATATTCTTGTGCCGCATCTGCAATACCACCCAAAGTTTCAGCAACTTGTCTAATATCAGATTTTCTTGCCATTCCTTCTCTATGTTGTCCATAGGTAGAAATGATTTCTAAGAAATGTCTTTTTAATTCAGTTGGGAGTTGTTGTAACTCTTCTGATTCTTTAAGTAAATCTTTTAAACGTATCATCTTATTTCTTTAATATATCGTTTTTCTTAATTTGCTGAATGTATCTCATCATTTCTTGTTTGTCAATTCCCATAGAATCGATTACTTTTGCCAATACAAGCATTTCTTTTTTACGATTAAGGTTCATTCCCTTAATTTGAGATACCATTTTTTCCAAATATCTATCTACTGCTTGTGGTAAAGTTGTATCTAAATCTTCTAATGATTCTTTAACTGCTTTCTTTTCGTTGATAGGTTTGCCAGGTACTAAGTCTACTAATTTCATATTTGTTAGTTTAATTCTATGATAATTTCTCTCATTAAATCTTGTGCTTTACAGAACTTTCCACATTCTTCTGCAATTTTTGCCCATTGTTTTGATTCATTCATCGGAGCCATAAATGCCCCATGTGTTGATGGGTTAGATACAAAATCCCAACCTACCAATTCAAAATCTTCCTGAACCATCAAAGTTCCATCGTTCAATTCTTTTACTGAACCTAATCCTCTGGATGAAATACCTAAGCGAATATTGTTTTTTAATAATTCTCTTAAAATGTTTCCTGATGGAGTTGAAAGGATTTCTACCACACCACATACATCATCACCTTCCCAATAGATTTCTCTAATGTTGTGTGATACGTTCTTTAAGTTAATGATTGGAGAATCTGGATGGTCTAATTCACCCAATGCTCTTCTTTCTTTAATGAGTTGTTCGTATTTCTTACACTCTCTTTCTAAGATTTGCTTTGGGTATCTTCTATGATTTTGGTTAGGAGCACCTGCTCTTTGTAGAACACCTTTAACTAGGTAAGTTCCATTGTCTTGCTCTACCATTTTGGCTTCGAACAAGTGAGTTTCTATTAGTAATCCTTTGTTCATTATTTTAACTTTAAACTTCTCTGTGCGTTAGTTAAACCATCAATAATTGATTGTAAACCTTTTTTAACACCATCAGTATCTCTATCTTTAACTCTTTTATCTAAAATCTTTGTATTTGCTTTTAGAAAGTTAATGATTGCATTTTCGGTTGCACTCCAATTGATATCTTCTTCGTTTATAGATTCATCTGCTTTTTTACCAGCTCTCAAATCTGCTAAATCATCTGAACCAATATCACCATCTTTATCAACATCCAATTTCTTTTGCCCACCGGATAGTTCTGCTTCGTTGTATCCTGTTAGTCTACCTTCCGATTTTGCTTTATATGCCGTATCTACTGCATTAAAGAATTTCTTTTTTTCATCATCGGACATATCTGGAATAGATTTGCCAGATTTATCTAACATATGTTTGAAAAGTTGTTGGTAGTCTTGCTCTTCTCTTACAACTTGCTTAACGAATTCTCTTAGTTGATTTAATTTCATTGTTTAGAATCTTATATATTATATAAATATGATTATTTCTTCTTTTTAGTTTTAGATTCTTTAACTACTGTGTATCCAGTTAAATCTGCTTGCTTCTTTCCTTTCTTCTCCTCACTATCTTTACCACTAAATGCAAAGGGTGTGTTATAAGGACCAGCAGCTGATGATGTATTCATTTCATCAACTTTCAATTCAGCATCTTTATAAATACCACTAATCTTTTGGTCTAATTCTGCTGATAATTCCTTCTTCTTATCGTTTAATTGTTTAAGATGTTGGATATGTTGTTTTTCAGCAGGAGTTCCTTTTGATTGTTTGTATAATTCTAAATGTTTTTGAATTTGGTCTACAACATCACCATACTCTTTATGGATAGTTTTAAGACCTCTTGCCTCTTTAATTATAAATTCTTTTATTTTTTCTGGCAAACCATCGTGCTTTGTTGATGCAAAATCCTTAGCATCTTTATCAGACATTGAATCGGCTGCTTTCTCAACTTCCGGAGATGGATTTTCCATATCTCCCTTTTGAGCAGCATGAACCATTCCCATAAATCTTTGTTGTGCTTTTGATTGTGCTGGCATTTCTAATTAGTTTAAGCTAATACATAAACAGAACCACCATTGGTCACTGCTATACTTCTAACGTGGCAAGGGAATGGTTGTCCTGCTACCAAGTGTTCCAATGCAATTGTAGGATGAACCGTGCTACCCGTTCCAAATCCTTCTAATGTAATTGTGCCAGTTACACCATTAACCGGTAATACTCCCCAAGCTCTATCTACTAATGCAGATGAACCAGAGTTTACCAATTTTGCGTTAAATGCTCTATAATTTACCATTTTTATTTATTTTAAAGTATTTTTTAACTCACCTAACAATTCATAAGTCATCATCATTGCCGATAAGTGTTCTTCTTTGATTTTTTTAACAGATTTGATTTTCTTTACATTAGCAATTGTTTCTGCCAATTTAATTCTTGTTACTTTATCTGTCAATTTACTACCAACCTCTTTTAGATTTGCAACTAATTTAGTTACCTCATTACCAACATAATCGTTTAATTTACCGGTGTTGTTAATGTTGTTGATGTATTCCTTTAACAAAGTTTTTTGTTCTGTTGTTAAATTCTTATATTTTGAATTGAAACTTTCTACTAAGATTTTGTAAGAGATTGCTCTCAAATCTTCATCTTGTTTTCTATATTCTTCTAAAACTGCATTTTTGATTTTTGCATCTTTGTTTTGAATAGAAGAACTGATTATGTTTTCTGCAATTGTAAAACGAGATGAAACAATATCCGTTGGGTCAAATTGCTCATCTAATGTTGCTACTTCAAATACCTTATAGATAGATGCAAGTGTTTTGTAATTTGAAATTGGAGATTTAATAAACTCATCTATATTGTAAGTTTCTTTTATCTCTTTAATAAGATTATACTTTTCTTTTGTAAGTTTTTTCTCGTCTAATCTTTTTCTTGCTTCTAATATCGTATCAATAAACTTTTCAGCCTTTGTTTCCGAATTATATTTCTCATTTATCAAATACTGATATAATTTTAATTCTCTGGACAATTCCTTTTTTGAATTAAAATGTTCTTTTAAAATCGTTTCTGCTACTGATTTATTAGAAGACATGATTTCAGATGTAATTTGTCTTACTAATAATTCAAATATAAATCCAGTATTCTTAAATTTAGAATGTTTAATTTTTTTCATCAATTTTTACAATTTGTCAGATATAAATATATTATTATATTCGTTTATTACTCTTTTGTTAAATCTTCTGTTAAAATAGTTTTTTTATTTCCATTCATATCCTTAAATATTTCTAAATAAGAATTTTTTCTAGGTTTGTATCCAACAGAGTCTTCTTTTTGTTTAAGAGTTTTTATTCCCAATGGGTCTCTACCCTCTGGGTGGTCATCGTGTCCGTATCTAACAGGGTCTTTTGGTCTTCCAACTTTACCGTCTTCTTCCAATTCTGCATTTATTCTTTCTATTTCTTCTTCAACATTGGTTGGTCCACCTTCTACACCAGTTGGTTTAGCAGGGTCTGTTCCTTGTGTTTCTATTGATGTTAAACGGAACATTTGTTTAGTATCCTCTAACACTTGTAATGTCATTGTATCTTGCTCATCCTTTGCCATCTTCATTACTGCCTCATACATCCATTCTTTGGAGAACATCTTTGTAGTTTGCATTTGTTGAATTAACGCAACCTTTGAGTTGTATAATTCTACTTGCTCTTGCTCATAGATTTTAGATGGTATGGTTAATTCTAATGAAAAGTTTGTTAATCTTTCATCCTCTATACCTTGTGCATATAAGTGAACGATTGCAATTTTAGTTAATTCTGAAATGATTACTCTTTGGATTCTTTCAATAGTTTTAGCAAAACGAATATCCATAGCAGCAAGGGTTGCCTTACCGTTTGTATCTTCTTCATATCCTAAATATGCTTTTGGAATTTTCAATGCAGCCATTAACTTACCTTTTAAGTAGTTAAGGTCATCAATCATATTATATTCTAAACCTTTTAATGTATCGATAGATGTTCCATTATCACTACCACGAACTGGCATATAGTAATCTTCAATAAGGTTTTGGATATTGTATTTTAAGTTATACTCACCGGTTTTATCATCAATAAATGGAACTTTCTTTGATGCATTTATAATCTTCTGCATGTAGTTATCCACTTCGTTTGGTGGAATATTACCTACATCTACTTTGAAGATTCTTTTTTCAGGTGCTCTCATCACTCTGTGAATCAACATAGCATCCTCCATTAACATCAATTGTTTCCAAACTCTTCTTGCCCCTTCAATCATAGATTTTCCGTAAGGTAAGAAGTTTGAATCTGAATTCAAACGAAAGTGAGCAATTTCATAGTTTTCAAATTCTTTTTTAGGAGAACTCAATGCTCCACCATATGGATTTTGATACGGTGCATAGATAAATTTAACTCTTTGTGGATTTTCTGCATCAAAACCTTCTACTCTACTCATTTCGTAAGTAGATAACGGCATTACATTTATAATACCCAATTTATCAGCCATTTCTAATTGTAAAAAGAAATCTCCGTATTTAACTAAATTTCTTGTCCAAGGCCACAGATTAAACTCAACATTTAAAATATCATAGAAAAGATTTTCTAATATTTGTTTGACATTATCATCTTCGTGATGTATTTTTAATACATTACCCATTTCATTTCTAGCAGTGCACTCATCGGCATAAACATCTAATGCAGATGCCAAAACAGGGTCCATATCCATTGAATCGTAATCTCTAAATAGGTCAATACGAACTTGCGCATATGCCATAGAAGATTCAATTTGACCTGAACCGTAATTTGTAACCTTTAATTTCATATAACGGTCAATAAGATTGGTCGTCATATTTTGGTACTCGTCTGTATCAATTACCTTAACTCCACTCGGTGTTTGTCTAACAATTGTGTTAGTTGAAAAGAGTTTCTGTAATCTACTAAATACTGATTTATCTGCCATTTTTAATTTGTAAAGTATCTATAAAGATAATAATTTTTTTTGTAATTTCCAAATATTATTACCACTTTCTGCAAGACCAATATCTTGCCTTATGTCTCGGACCTGGTTGGTCACAATTGTGTCTTGCTCTGAAACTTCTTCTTCTATCCGGATTGTTCTTTTTAATTTTAACTCCCTTTTGACCAAAGTTTACTTTTACAACGTTACCAGCTGGATTTTTAACATATACTTTGAATTTCTTCACATCACCTGCCATTGGTTTACCCAATTGAACCTCTCTACCTTGATATTCAGCTTCTCTTAAACATTGACATCCTTCATTTAAGTTTTTATCATATCCTCTCATAAATGAAATGAAGTCTTCCATATCTTCATCCTCAACATCATATTCTTCTGGTTCAACTATACCATAGTTTACATCATCATCAGAATTAATATCTTCACTTACAGGCACACAATTTGGAACTTGTCTACCATCTTTCTCCTTCATACCAACTTGCTGATAACCTTTCCAACAAGGTCCTTTATCTTCTGATACCGGAACACAGTTAGGGACTTCTCTACCGTCCTTTTCTTTCATTCCAACCATCTCATATCCTTTCCAACAAGGGTTTTCTAATTCTTTGAGTATTTTAGTTAAATCCATTTTAAAAATATGTTATATCCAACCTATAAATATATAAAAATTACCGAAGTAACCAAGTTAAATTTTCAGTCTCTCCTCTACCCACTTCCATTTCGTATGGGTTTTGTTTTAAATAACCAGTTGAAATCACACCCTGATAATGATTTACCGTTGTGGAATTCAACATATTTTTAGTTAAATCTATTCCTTCTTGTCTTAGACGAAGTGCGGTATTACGAACCCACAATCCAATACCCAATGCCATTACCAAGTCATCATTGTATCCTTTCATTGCTTCTGCTCTACCACCTTGCCAAACAAATGTAAATAATTCATCAATCAATCTACTACTACGAATGAGAATATCTCTATCATTCATATATGTATCTAATGCCGAAATAATAAGAGGACGAGTTTTAGATGTTGTAGAGAAACCAGCTACCATTTGCTTTTCATCTCTGTAATATTTGTTACTCATCTGTCTTTCAACATCTATATATTTTAGGTCATTACTCATATAGAATAGATTTTGGTATCCTCTATCTATAATCTGCTGAATACATGCCCAACCTATGTTTGAGTTTTCTACTACTAAAAGTGCATTATTATATTCAGTTGCCAATGCAGTTAGGAAATTTCCAAAATCTTTTGTGTCAATCTTGCCTCTATATTCTGCAACCTGAGAACAATCCTCTATATCTAAAACTTGTGCAGTTGAATAATCGGCTCCATCTCCACGGGCAACGTCAGCTACAACCATATATTGTTTATTGTAGTTTGGATATTCCCATTTCCATAGATTTCTATCGAACCCTGCTTTCTCAACTGGCTCCATAACATAAGTGTTCTTATACCAAGTTAATAATTCGGGTTCGATTACCGTAGCACCTGAACCAACAAAGTCACAATCACATTCTTGTGCTGCACCCTTTGCTCCCAAAATACGAGTTTGTTCATCTCTCCAAGCTTGATTTCTTTCTGGGTGAACTGTCCAATGGAGATTGATACAATTAAAACCGTTTGTTCCACTCTCTCCCTCTACCCACATTTTGTGAAACCAGTTACCAATACCATTTGGTGTAGATAATACAATTGCCGAACCACCCGTTGATAGAGTAGATTGTGCCGATAACCAAATCTCATCAATATCTCTAATAAATGCTGCCTCATCCACAACCAATAGTGATAAGGCTTCCGAACGACCTGCATCAGGTGAAGATGCAATTGCTTTAACCTGCGAACCGTTCTTTAATTTAAGTGATAGTTTGTTATCTTCAACCGAAGAGTTGCCACCATCTCTCAACCAAACCGGTAATAAATCGTGCATTACTCTAACCTTTTCAACCAAGTTCTTTGCAACCGTTACTTTGGTTGCAATAACCAATGCATTAAAGTCTTGATTAAATAACATCTTCCAAAGAATAAATCCCGCAGATAGAGTTGATAAACCCAACTGACGAGATTTAAGGATGATATTAAAACGGTCTTGTTTAAAATCTGTTAAACAGTTTTCCTGAAACGGATATAAGTGAAATGGTATTTTACCCCTAGTTGGGTGTTGGATAACACAATACTTTTTCATAAAGTAAATGGGGTCTAAACTACATTTACGATATTCGTCTGATATTATCTCTTTCAGACTCTTTTTTGGTTGTCCTTGAACTGCCATATTATTTTTTCAATCTAATCTTCCAACCAATAGATGCACCGTAGTATTTGTTACCATTAGCATCTAAAAAGAAATTTACACCATATAAATTATCTTTCTTTGTTTTAAAAGTTATTTGAGGTCCAACCATTACAGTAGAATTACCCATCACACCTTGTGCCCCAATATAAACTTGGTTTTTTGGAAGTTCTTTTACAATTTTTGTATCGGTAATAGTTCTCTCATTTATTTGAGCATTCCATTTTCTACCGATGATTTTATTTTTGGATATAGTATCAACTAAATCAATTACACCTAATCCATCATTCAATACCAATCTATCTTTGTATAAAACTTTTGCGTGATAATCTTTTAAAATTCTCTCCGTATCTGCTTTTATATAAACTGGCACTTCTACATTTTTCTCTACAACTGTTTCGTGATAAATTTCATCACCTTTTAAATATTTTACAGTAGGTTTTACAACCGTAAGAGTTTCTACTTGATGTTTTAGCAATTCATAATTTTTACCATCAACTTTTATAGTTTTGATTTCTTTATCTGCAACACTACATTGTTTGTATAACACAAACGATACTAATGCAATGATAATAATGTTCTGAAAGCTAAATAACTTCATCATAGTTTTAATTTTTTATAAGTTCTGCGTGATGTAACTCTCGTAACTTATCTTCTAATGCTATTCTACGTTCTAACAACTCTTCAATTGCGTTGTAAGCACCATCAATATCATTTCGTAGATTTTGTTTTACTTCCTCAATATCAACATCCCATTGCCAATTGGAAAGTGAACCATCCTCATTTACCATTTGTAATTGAGTGTTAATACCACTTAATGCCTCCTCAAATTGAGCTTTCAAATCTCTAACATAACCTAATTTATTCAATGTCATTTTGTAATCCTCATAAAAAGGCCAAGTTCCATCTGCCCTTAAAACACTTTCCTGCTTTGCCAAACAAGTTGCACATAAACCCGTTTTAACGATTAACTTTTTATCAGCACTACTATATTTTATAGTTTTACAATCTTCTGCTGAACACTTACTTATTTTCTGTAAGTAAGCTCTAACCTCATCCATTTTAGTAACATTGGTTTTATACCCTTCCTTTTGCTCCCACTCTTTACCTTCGGCATCTACCCATCGTTCACCAACTTCTCTCTTTTTTTCACTTTGTTTTTCGTAACCAAAAGTTTTTTGATTATCATCATCTCTACCAAATACCGTATCTATAATTTTTTTACGGGTTGGATGGATAAACTTATTCGTTTCTTCAAAACTTTTTCTTTTTGCCATAATTTATTTTGTTAGTAACCTTTTATATATTTATATATATTAAATTTTATTCGTAAAATATACCTAAAATTTGATTTAATGGTGCAAATGTTCCTGTAAGTTTGTAAGTGTTTCCTTTGTAAACAAACACAATACCTTCGTTTGGAACTATTTTATCCTTGCCACCAATACTAGCTAATCTAGTCAATTCCATTTCCAATTTAGCAATTTTAGATACATCACCACTACCTCTTACTTTTTCAGCAGTTGCTTCTAATCTATCTGCCATACTACGAATTGCCGTTTCTGGATTTACAGTAAGAACAGAACTCATAAATGAAAGAACATCTGCACCTACTCCTAAAAATATCTCTTCAAATGGTCTGATATTTTCTTTTTGTTGGGATGCTACATTTACCTTATCATTTTTTATTGCCCATTCTTGTGCTTCTTTATCAGAAATAGTATTTAAACGGAAACCTTTATCTCCAAATGCCCATCTTCTAATAAGAGCTTCTTTTTCTAACTTTTGTAATTTAACACCACTCTTATTTATAAAATCTTCCCACCAAGCCTGATGATATTCTGCAACACCTGCTCTATCCGATAATTGGAAAACGTGTTGTAATCTTTGTAATTGAGTTATGTATTTATTTTGTTTAGAACTCAACTCTTCCGTTTTAGGTAAGTTTGTTACCGGAGGTCCTTGTATCGTATATTTCGATTGAACGTTTCCGTTTATTTGCTTAATCATTCCTGCTAATTTGGTAGCTGCCGATTGGTCAGCACCAACTGCTTTACCACTTTCATCGTAGCAAGTTGTGTTGTGGAATACTAATAAGGGTTGTCCGTAAGGTATCACATTTACCGATGTAGGCCAGATAACTTCTAAGTTCATAAAACACTTACCTTCATTAAATATCTTCGTTCTCTGTGCCTCTGTCAAACCACTAATTGCTGCTGATAAATCTTTCATAGCAAAGTTGTAAGCATCGGTTAATCCACCTCTACCTGCAAACTTTGATGCAACATCTTCAATACCCATAGCATTTGCTCCTGCATTTTGTAAGTGTCCTTTGTTTCTTGCTGCAATCAATCTACCATTTTTCCAACTGATTGCTAATGCTTGCCCATCTGTTTTCTCTCTTGTTAATTCTAAATTACCTGTAAGTGCTCCTCTGATAATATTTTTTAAATCACCGAAAGTTAATTTCATATCATCAAACGGGTGAGACATGTGTCCGTATGCACCACCTTCCGATAATATAGATTTGGTTTTATTTATATTTTCATGTATTACTTGACCACCATTATTGTTGATAAAGTTTTCAATATCAGCCTCATTTTTAGCAACCTCTACATTTCTGTATTTTTGTTTTATTTTATCTATTTCTCTTTGTTTATCTGCTTCATCTTTGGTATCCCATTCCCAAGTTCCAACTTTTGTTTTGGTTTTTACAACCGATGGAATAACTAAAATCTTTTCGATTTTAATATTCGTAAGAACTACTTCATTCCAATCAACATCATAATATAATTTGTTAGAATTTAAATATTGGTCTTGAAATTCTTTTTTCTTACTCAGCATATACTTTTCCGCTGCTTCAAAATAATCTCTTATGAACTTATTTTTTTCCTCCGGTGTAAATTCAATCTTTTCTTCTGCCGTTTCATATCTTTGTAAATTCAACCATCTTTTCTTAAATGGTTCTAAATGTGGTGCAAATTCAAATACTTGCCCTACACTTCTTCCTAAGCCAGATATTACAGTTCCTGGCTCTACCCATCTTCTACCTTGCTTATCGGGTCTAGTCCACAAGTCCATTATACTTTGTGCTAATACAACACCCGATAATGATACAATTACACCACCTTCCGTCCATAATCCTTTACCTTGCGCAATTTTTCCCCATTTAGTAGTTTTATTAAATGTAGAAATTGATTTTTTAGTTCCTTCTAATGCTGCTACTTTTGGTAAATTTGCAATATCCGTTACATGCAATGATTTTGTAACTATTGGGTCTACTAATTTTTTTACTATATTAAGTGAAAGTGGTAATTGACCTTGCATACAACGAGTGAATACATCAGCTTCCCATTGAATGCCTTCGTTTAAAGATTCTTTTAAACTTCTCTTTTTAAGAATTATCTGTTGAATTTGTGAAAATATAGATTGTATATCTTTATCCAATTGTTTTTCTTCTGCACTCATCGGTGATTCAATATCAACATTAGAGTAAAGTTTTTTCTTTTTAGCAATTAAAACATCTACCTTTTTAATCAAATCGTGTCTTACCTTATCTAAATCTTTTATAATTTCAGGTGCAGTTTCTTCCTTTACAGGTTCGTATCCTCTATCTTCTTTATCTTTTGTGTCCGTTTGAAATCCTGGTTTCTTTTTTCCAACATTATCATCAAAATCGTAAGTATCAAATTCCGCAGGATAACCGTAATCTGGTGCATACATTGATGATTTATGATGTTGTGTAAACTGTTTATCAGCAGTTGTATCTGCTTTATGAGTTTTTGATGTTATTGCTTCATTAAATGCAGATGATTTGATTTTGTGCCATCCGCCACCAGGTAATCTGAATATTCTTGCCGGTATTCTGAATGTAGAACCAATAGGTAATTTGTGTTGATATTCTTTATCTATGTGAATTATCTTTGTTAAAAACTCTTTTGTTTTATTATCTGCTCCTAACAATTCAACTTCAATCTCAACTGGCTTACCACCAATTTTAAGAGTTCCTGCATATAAACCTTGTGTAATTTCATTTACGATTGTAGGAGATGATGTTTGAAAATCACCTTTTCTCATTACAGTTTTAGCAATAACTTTATTTGCCATTTTTACAAATGGAATATTGATATTACTTCTGTCATCTTTAACTACAATTTGATTGTATTTATCTAAAAATGATAAGAATTCTTTTTTGTGTCTTGCTAATCTTTTAAAAAAACCAGTTAGTTCTGGTTCTGATATTTCTTTACCATTACGAGTATCATTTACTCTATCGAAAAAGTGATTACTAAATTCAATATCAGCAGGGTCTAATTCTCTATCTGCATATTTTTCAACACTATCTAAATTAGAATGTGTTAGCTTTTCACTTAATTTTTTTTTTTCGATATATTCTGATAATCGCAATTTATCTGTAATAGCAGTTACTTCTTCGTAATCAGTATCTCTCAACTGAACTACAATATCTCTTCTGCTAGCATTTGGGTCTTTACAAACCGCCACTCCAATCTTCTTCTTACCAAATGAATTTGATTTATCATACAATTTCATAATTGCTTTAAAATGCCAATCATTGGTAGTTACTTCATCAAATACATTTTGGTCTGAACCTCTTGGTATTCTGAATGTGGTTGCTTTCTTTCCGTTGATTGTTGGCATTCCATGGTCATCAGTTCCAATATCTTTAACCGTAGTTTTTTTGTTTTTAAACTTACCCATTAAAACAGTATCTCCTTTATCAACATCTATATTAATGTCTTCTTTAAAGAAATCGGTTTCAACATACTCAACATCTGGTAAGTTTTTTATAGTGTATTTTACAGTTCTTTCTTCGCCATCTTCATCTCCAAATATAGCATCTGCTTTTGGAAAATCGGTTTGAGTATATCCACCGTTTGAATACCATGCTTCTCCTTTATCAGCATCCAATGTTCTTTTCTTACCTTTCTTTATAAAAGCACCATCTGGAACGTCTGCCGTATTTGCAGTTCCTACATTACTAACCTCTGTGTAGATTTGTTTATTTAATCTACCATATTCTCTCATAAGAATACCTGCTACGGCATGTGCTTGATTTTCAACTGGTGAACCATCTGCTCCTGCTTTTACAGGGTCTCCAACTAATCCTAATTCATCTTGCTTTCTATGAACCATTTCATGTGCAAGAGTTCTTAAAATATCTGCTGTCAATCTTCCTTCAACTGCAACATATATTTCTTTTGTTTGAGGATTGTATCCACCTAATGAAGATTGTGCGTGAGCGTATTCTTCTCCTTCTATAAATGAAATTCTAGGTTGTTCTTTTAATTTTAATCTCTTAGTTCCGTATTCTATAAAGTTTTGTATGTTTGATTTTTTAGAATCCGAAAGGTTCTCATTTACTGAACCTATCATTTTATCTAAATTACCTTTTTGCTTTGTTGCTGCATAGGATTTCAACATATCCAAATATTGCTTTGGAGATGGTTCAAATGTGTTCATTCTTTCCAAAGTTTGCTTCAACATTTCACCATATGCCATAGCATTTTGCTTCGTCTCTTCTTCTTCGTTTATAAAGTTTTTGTAAACACTTTCACCTACAAGACCAGCTCCCATAGCCAATTTAGCTGCTTCACCATGTCCTGCACCAGCTGCCATAAAAATTGATTCTTTCCAACAATGTTTTCCAAAATCAACTGCCATATGATTTAAAAAAGCTCCTGCACCATGTGCTATTGTTTCTATACCACCATGAGCCGCCGAACTTGCTACACCACTTAATCCTTTACCTGCTAAAAATGCAGTTTTACCTGCCGCAAATGCTCCTGCTCCCACAACCGCTGCCGCAGTTATTGCTATATCATAAGCAGTAGATTTCATTGCTTTCTTCTGTCTTTCGGCTTCTCTATCACTATGTTTCCACTGCCCATCTCTATCTTTAAAGTATCCCAACTTCAATCCCTTACCTTGTGATAAAGAAACTGCAAGTGATTGAATACCTCTGCCTGTATTTTTTACCTGATGAACTTTATCTTTTGCAACTTTTAACAAATGTTTTGCTATATTTGCAGGCATTTTTGATATGAAATCAGTAGCTTTTTCTTTCCAACCTTTTCTTGTTTCAGAATGAGGGTCATGTCCTTCTTCTGCGGCATGAGCTTCATCTTCATCTAAAAAGTTTTTAATGGTATCGTTAATTTCTTTAACCTCTTCTTTAAATTTATCTCCCCACTTACCAAAGAAACCTTTTTCTTTATCTTGTTTCTTTTCAGCATCTGATTTTAATTCAGCACCTTTTAACTTTTGTGGGTCTGCTTGTTGTGGTGAACCACCTGCTTCTGCTCCCCCTTTATCGGTAGGTGTTCCTGCTTTATCTGCTTTACCTTGTGGAGTTTGTCCTTGTTTTACAGGTTGACCTGGAACCGATGGTTTTGCAGCTTGTGTTGCTGCTTTACCAGGTTCTTCTTTTTTCTTTGGTTCATTGGCAGGTACATCTGCTGGTCCTTTTGCCATCTTTGCACCTTTATCATTACCAACCAACTTTGCAGCTTGAATATGTGCAGGGTGGTCTTTTGGTAATCTCAATGCACTTCTTGCCTTTATTTTTTTAGGTTTTCCTTTTGTATCTGTATATGATATATCTTGGTCTAAATTTGCATTTGGTGCTTCTCCTAAATAATTTTGGATAAACTCCTCAAACATTTCATTTGTAATATATTCATTAATAATTTCTCCAATTGGGTCATATGGTGCTTTGTTACCATCAAATGCCTTTTTCTCATCTTCTGGATGTTCTGTCTCATGTCTCGTTGGATGTGGTTCAGGTCTCAACGCAGAAGATGGTTCTGTGTTTACAGATTCATTTAACTTACCTGTTATCATATTGAATATATCTTTATCAAATTTAGGATATGCTTTTAAAAATCCTTTTTTCTTTTCTTCTTCGCCCCCATTACCTAACCAATTACGAACATCAGTTCCACTAATTGCATTTGATTCAGCAGGAACGGGATATACATAACCAATTTCTTCATAACCATATCCAGCTTTACCGTTATATGGTTTAAAGTATTTGCCTTTTAATCTATCTGCATCTTTCTCTCCAACTGCTGCAATGTATTGAGTTGTTTTACCATCGAATGATGATAATATCTCTTTTGGAGCATATGGGTTACGAACTTGAACTATTTTGTCTGATGGAACACCAAACATTTTAGTCATTATTTTTACTTTCTCATTAAAGTTAAAAGGAGATTTTGGATATGATGTATCATTAGACGTGCCAATGTAGACATTATTCTTACCAAACTTTTTACATAGTTTTAAGTAAGAAATATAATGTCCACTATGGAATGGTTGAAACCTACCCGAATAAACTACAACGGTGTTTTTTACTTCTGGTTTATCTACTTCTTTCAAATTCATACATATAAATATCTTAAATTTGACAGATTAGAAATTTTTATAAACGAATGGGTCTCTTTTTTTAAGTTCTTCTAATTTTTTTTGGATTTTTTTCTTTGTTTTGTATGATTCATACCATTTTACAAAGAATGAAATAATAGGTAAATTTTTCATATGAGTTAGTTTTCATAGTATAATTCAGGCCATTCTACTATAATGTGAACACCACCGTCGTTATACGCATTTGTGTATATCTTATAAATATCATTTGGATTTTTTAATTCCCAAATTTTTGTAAATTGTAAGATAGATTTAAATTCTTGTGTGTAATCGTTTCTATGTTGAATACCTGGGTCTAATGGATTTGTGCTACCAACACCAACTCTAATGATAATGTTTGCTTTTTTACCCGTCATATTCTCAAACTTATCAGCATGATTTACCAATTGGTTTGTTGCTGATATTAGGAAATCCCAACGAGGATAAAAGGTAATAACGGTTTTACCCGTTATTGCCAATCCTAAACTCATACCCATTTGTGTTTCTTCCATAACAGGCACTTCAATCATTTTTTCTTTTGGAACTTCACCCAAAGTTGTGCTCATTGGGTTTCCAGCATAAACTATTTGTTGTCCAATAAAAATTGTATCTTCCTTTTTAGCAAGAAATGTCATTGCCTTTGTTAGTTCATCTTTATATGGAGAAAATTGTGGTGCACTCATTACGGTTTTGAATTAGGGTTAAATTCGTTTTTATGTTCTTTATACCATTCCAAAGATTCTTTAAGTGCTTCTCTCAAATCTCTCTTTGGTTTCCAACCCAAATCGTTTATCTTTTTAGATGATAATAATCTAACTGGAATCATTGGTGCTTTGTTATTCACATATTCAATTGGATTTGTATTATTATCCAATTCTTTAATTAATGCAAGTGTTTCATTTACCGTTGCTCCTTCACCATAACATACATTAAAGATGTTGTATGTATCATTGTTTTCTGCTACAAAGATAAAACCATCTGCCATATCTTCAACGTGTAATAAATCTCTTACCTCTGTTCCATCACCCCAAACTGGAATAGGATTCAAACCATCTGCTACCTTACGGATGTTTGCAGGAGTAACGTGACACTTTTCGTAATCGTATTTATCATTTGGACCAAATGCGTTTGAAGGTCTAACAATCAAACATTGCATTGGTTCGTGAATTTGATTTGAAAAGAAATCACAAAGTTGCTCACCATATCTCTTCATGCCACCTACTGCTTTGTAAACAGGAACTAATGGAGTTGCGTGGACATTTATATCTTCTGTGCAAAACTCATTTAACATATCAGGATAAACTGTGTTAGAAGAAATAAATAAGAATTTCTTAACTTTGTTTTTCCAACTTTGTTCCATTAGATTTACATTCATCTCCACATTTGGAGTAACGTGTAATAATGGATTGAATTTAGTATCCAATGCATTTGATGTGTTTGCTGCGCAATGAAATACTACATCAACTCCTTCTGAAACTTCTTGACAGAATTTAGCATCCTGTAAATTACCTTTGTAATGAGGAATGCTTTCACTTCCTTCAAAATCTTTTCTTAATCCTCTAACATACGATGTTGCACGAAGATTTCTATATCCTTTCTGATATAATAATCGTAATAAATGTGAACCGATGAAACCACTTGCACCAGTAACTAAAATTCTGTCTGTTTTTTTCATTTTGTTTAATTAAAAATATCCCACTTCAATACTACATCATTTACGAATTTATTGGTTAATATGGATGATGTGTGACCATACCAACTTCTTTCTAAATATGCTTTTTGTTCGTCAATATTCATACCATTCATTTCTCTCCATAGAACTTTTGGTAGATTATCAGTTTCTAATTCGTAATTAAAGTTTCTTATACTCCATTCTATAATTCCTCCGTATAAAGATACGAAATTTTCTTCAAAAAACCAAAAATATTTACTAAAATTTATTTTATCTGCATAACTTTTTACATATGAATTATCAAATTCTAAATTTTTTTGTTCCCAAGTATTGCATATATCTTTATTTGTAACTATACATTCATATACAGATTTATCAGATGGAGTATGATAAAATGGTGGAGTTTTACCTTCTCTTAAATAATTTTTAGAAAAGTTGTTACTCATATTAAAAAATTTTATTTTTGTAATACCGTTTACTTCTAAGAAACTAAGTAATAGTAAAATATACTCAAACCATTCCAAATATCTTTCATCATGAGACATAACTTTATCTAACCATTCAAACACAACCGGGTCAATGTTTAATGGATTGTTAGTTGGATTAAATCCACCTGTTAAATGAAAATATCCCTGAGAGTATTCTGATACTTTATCTTTACCTCTTATTAAATAATCGCAAGTATGAGGCCAACTATCATTTTGTTTAATAAAACTTAATTGTGGGTTTTTATTATTTTCATATTTTTCCGGTGAAACGAAAAATGAATTTCTAGTCAAAGTTGTCCATTGAGCAACTACTGATATATCATTTGGGTCTACACCTTGTTTTAATAAATCAGAAACTTTATAAATGATAGAACGGGCAATGGTTTTATTATCATTTGTTACAGTTCCATAATTATGCAATTGATGCGTATCCTTTAAATTATGTTGCAACCAATGTGCCCAAGTCCAATCTTCAATCGGGTCTCTTTCCCATCTTCTTTCATCTCCAATATTAATTCTAAAATTGTTAGTAAATGAACAACCTGATACTACTATGTGTTTCATATATAATTGATTTCTTTTATGTAATTATTTTCTTTTAATTTTTGATGCAAATGTTCGGCCCATTTTAAATGCCCTTCTTTATTAGGATGTTCATTTCCAATAGTGTTTGTAAATTCACCAAAATTTTCTTTTAATAATAAAGATTTATTTTCAATAATGCCATCTATAACACAATCACCCCAACCAAAAAAATGTAAATGTTTATATCCAAAATGTTCTAAATATGTATATAATGCTTTTATATAATTTTTTGTAGTAGTTTTTTGATATCCATTATGTAAAAAATTAAAACTATATGTATCCAATAATTTTGCGTTTTTATCTTTCAATTCATGCATTTCTGATTGAAGTTCAATTCCTATATATTCAGGTTGAACATTTAAATGGTCATTACTAATCTGTTTATCCCACATTGGAAAATATGTATTTGGAGCATAATGATACCAATTTCTTTTTTTATAAATTACAGGTAATTCTTTTCTATTATAATGTGTCCATTGTATTACTATAATATCTTCTTTTGATATCGTATTATTTGAAATCAATTCAAAGATTTTTCTAAAAATATAATCATTTGATGCACCACTTGAACCAAAATTATAATATTTTAAATTTAATTTTTCAGATAATTGATGTGAATAGCATTCAATTGTATGATTCTTCAATCCTTGCCCTTCCGTAAATGAACATCCTATCGTAAAAAGTTTCATTATAATCTACTTTTATATTCTAAAATTGATTTTGTCAATCCTTCCTTCAATGTTGTTTGTGGCAGAATTCCATATTGTTTTTGTTTTTTAGAACCTAAACATCTAATAGGGTCTCCGTTTGTTTTAGTAGAATCCCAAACTATGTTTTTAGTTTTGCCTGTAATTTCGGTGTAGCATTCAACAATCGTTTCAATTGTATCTTTGATTGATACTGCTTCTGCACATCCAAAGTTGATAATATCTCTAACTTCTTTTTTAACTACATCAATTGATGCTTGTGCCACATCATCACCAAATACAAAATCTCTTTTAGATGAACCATCACCCCAACAAACCATGTCATCTCCTTCAACATTAAATAACTTCCAAATGTTAGAAGAGATTACAGTTGCATCTTGTGCAAAGTTATCATTTGTTCCATAGATGTTAGAAGGTCTAATTACAGTCCAATTATTCCAACCATATTGAACTCTCAATGAATCTAATGTAAGTTCTCCCATTCTCTTTGTCCAACCTGGATGCCAATCTAAACGAGATGGTGTTGATGCCCAAGTTTCTTCTTGTGACCAAATATCCTCTTCATTCATTACATCTGCTGGCTTATAAACTCCAACCGATGAAAGATATACAAACCAATCAACCTTTGCATCAAATGATGCTTTAATCATATTGGTATTGAACATTAACATTGGGAATAAATAATCCGCAGGTTGTGTAGATGAACGAGCGGGTGAACCTTTAACTCCTGCAATATGTAATACTATATTAATATCATCCATTGTAAATAATTGTTCACAATGTGAAAGATAGGTAAGGTCTGTTTTAACCAATTCCAATCTATCTTGATATTGACCTTTTAAGAAATTTAGATTTTCACTAAATCTTAAATCTACCGCATATACTTTATCAGCACCTTCTTCTAAACATTTTCTAACCGTTGGTAAACCTACCAATCCATTTGCCCCTGTAACTAAAACTCTTTTTCCTTTAAATTCCATTTTATATAAATTTTGGTGTGTAATCTATTTTTATTTTTCCAAATATTTCATCAAAACACTCATAGTTTTCAAATGTATATATGTGCTTTTGATTATGTAATAATATATCAATTATTGAATAATACCAATTATGTAATTCTTCTATTGACATATTTTTTAATTTAAGTAGTTCTTTTTCCAAAAGTAACATACGTTTCTTTGGGTCTCTTTCTAAATCATAACTTTCATCTATAAATGGTTCAAATGTTTTGAATCCCAACTTTCTTAATTCTGCCAAAGTTAAATAATCACCAAATACTAAAAATGGTTGTAAATTTGATATTGGTTTAAATATTTTTTCTGAAAGGAATACATTATCTCCAAAAAATGTTTCGGTTACTAAATGAAAATATGAATTTGAATACCATTCTTTTTTATTATTTCTAACACCAAATGCTTGTTTTTTATCAGATGGTAATTCATGTGTATCATCCTCATATGGTAACATATTTTCTAATTCAGATGCATATTTTTCAATATTTTCATCAGAATCATCATATATTTTTTGTATTATATTTTTTATTCTATCTTTTGGTAATTTTTGAATAAATGTAAATAAACCATCTTTTAATAAATTATATTTTAATGCAAAATACGCCATCATAGTTCTTTGTGGTTTTTCCATTGTTCTATTTGGAGATAGAAATTTATGTTTTCTAATTTTTGTTGAATCTAAATCTTTTTCTTCAAATAGTTCACACAAATATCCCAAATTACCAATAACTGGAAATGTATTTATTTCATCAACATATCCTTTTATAAATAAATGACCATTATATATTTTTACTTTACTTGATGGGTGCTTTTCGTAATATTCCAAAAATTTACTACCACCTAAAAATATAATATTAGAACCATCGATTCCTAATTTTTGCATTTCTAATTCAAATGTTCTTATACTATTATCATCGTATAACGGGTCATGTATTAAACTAATTAAAATTTTTACTTTGCCGGATTTTACATACTCTATTATTTCGGTTGGTATAATATTTTTTAAATACCACGTGTGTTCCGTATCATTTAATGTAAATCCATTTTGTTCATATATTGCATTAAGAGTTGCTTTTACTTCTAATGGATAAATGTATATAAAACCATCATTTTCAATTTTATTCAATGGTACTACATTTTTTGGAAAATTTCTTTCAAAATAATTTATTAATTC